AACAGCAACCTTGTATCCGCTCAGAACAGGAAGAGATTGTACTGGACTAACATCCCCTTCACCATGCCAGAGGATCGAGGTATCATGCTCAAGGATATCATCGAGGATGGATTGGTGGACAGAGACAAGGCTCTTTGTGTAACCTCTACCTATAAGAATGGTCCCAGACCTAAAGATTACTTTGAGAAATCTAAACGTCAGATAGTATTTAACTTTGTGGATAGGGACAAGGCTCACTGCCTAGATGCAAATTATTTCAAGGGTGGAAACCTATCTTCCTTGAAGAACTATTTTGAAAAGAGTAGAAGACAACTTGTATTTAGCAATGAAGGTATGTGCCATGACCTGAAGGGGCATGACCTAATCAAGAGGGTCTATCATCCAGAAGGTAAGTCACCTACCTTGACCGCCTGTACTGGTGGAAACAGGGAACCAAAAATTGCAACAGATAATTTGAAATGGCGTAAGCTAACACCGCTTGAGTGCGAGAGATTGCAGACAGTACCGGAAGGGTACACTGCACATGTATCCAATACCCAACGCTACAAAATGCTGGGTAATGGATGGACCGTGGACGTTATCGCCCACATATTCAAGAACTTAGGAGATTGATATGAGACTGGATTACTATGATGAAACGAGTGTTGTCTTTTACAAAGAGGATATGAAACCTGAAATCTGGAAATATATTTGCGAAGGTTTAGGAAAAGAACCTAAATGTAAGTGCGATGATTGGCCTGATGAATTAGATTTAATAGTAAGGATAAACAAAAAATGCTAAGAACAAAGGAAAGAATAGACCAAGTAAAGAAAACTGCCTATGAAAATTTAATGAAAGCCGATAACTGGGCGCACAGTAGGAAAGAGCTTGACAAAGAAATGTACTGGTCCCTCTATCGTGCAGATGTCCGGGAATTACTGGGTGTTATCGAAGATTATGAAAAGGAATCGAAGAAAACACTTCCAGAATTACAAAAAGAGATAGCTAATCTTATGAAAGAGGACAATGAAAAAACAACGTGACCCTAACTGGCGTTGGCTAAGAGCTTTGTCGCACAAAATAGTGCTTGCAAAGAAAGGAAGAAAGAAGTATAATAGGAAAATTAAACACAAAGAAAGGACTAGCATATGATAATGTTAACGATAGTAATACCACTACTAACAACAGCTTTCATATCAAATAACGCAGAGTTTTTTGATACGGCTAACGTACAAATAAAAGCTGGAGCTTCCTGGCACTATGTAGAACAGCAGCCTTTAGATCCTACAGCTAAAGCACTATCCCTACAGGTATCAGGAGGAGAGCCATACATTTTATTTAAACTTAAGGAGAAGTAAGATGAATTCTTCAATTCATTTTGTAAAGGAAGTAAGTATAACTTCCAGCGATTTAGCAAAAGATGCTGGTATGATTACATGTATAAAGATTAAGAGCCAATCAAAGTGGAGTGAAGAAGTCACTACTGAAGAAATAACATTGTTCAGTGATGACAAACTTATAACTAGTCTTAATGGCAAATCAATCCCTCATAAAAGGCGTAAATCATGAAAATTAAATTTAGAAACACTGAAGAGGTACATCAATTCCTGGAACGTGGAGGAGATGTATGGTGTATGCCAATGGTCGAGGAGTATGTTGGCATAAGTGATCCAGAAGAAGACCTGGATATAACGGAGCTTAATCAATGGATTGAAACAGAACGTAGTTCTTTTGAAAGAGGGTACGAAGAATTTCTTGACATTGATTGAGTAATATAGTATTAACTTAAGGAGAAAGACTATGTTTGATCATAGCAAGATAGACTTTAAGGTAGAGAAGTTCCCACTTATTAATAAATGGGAAGAAGGAGTAGTACCTGACATACGTGACTGGCATAATACAATACCTTCACATATTGGGGTAGGTCTGAGGCGTACAGATACCAAAGAACCTATAGGTATAGTCAGTGATGAGTACTTTCCTGTTCAGTATGCAGAGATAGTAGATGGTGTAGAACAAGCCTTACAAAGGGCTAAGATAGACATGACTGACGCTGACTTTACAACTAATGTCTATGATACTGGAGCTAAACTCGAACTCAGAGCTAAGTTCCCTGCACATGAGATGACCATGCGAGAAGGTAAAGATAGTATTATACCTGAGTTTGTTTTTAGGACTTCCCATAACCGGACATGGGCTAACAATGGTATGATGGGACTATGGAGATCCTTCTGTTATAATACTCTGGTCTCTGGTGATAAGCTGGCCTATGTCTATGGTAGGCATACCAGGAACTTTAATATTGCCAGCTTTGCTACCAAGATTAGGAATGCTGGTGAGTTTATAGCTGGCTCCGGTCTTGAAGAGATGAAGAACTGGTATGATACCCCAGTAAAAAGGTATGAGGCTATTAACCTCTTTACTAAAACACTGGCACAACGTACTGATAATGTCAGTAAGAAGAAGGTAGCTAACAAGGTAATGCTATCCAACCTTATGAAGATCTTCGATGAAGAGAACCGTCACATACATGGCCGTGGACACTATGAGAGCTATGCTCAGAGAGATGAAGGAACCCTCTGGACTGCATACAATGCAGCTACCTACTGGTCTTCCCATCCTGATAGTAAGCGTGGAAATTCACCACATAATGTAAAGGTTAACAGAGAAGATAAGGTCAGGAAGATGTTGGTTTCTCCAGAATGGGAGGCGTTGGCAGCTTGATTAGTCAGTGGTAGTGGGCCTTCAAGTGAGGGTCCACTTTATCACAAGGAGATTATAATGAGAAAATATATTGTAACAGTACTTCAAGAAATACAGGTTGAATATGTGGTACATGCTGACTGTGAACAAGATGCTATTGCTGAAGTAGAAAAATTGAGTTGTGATGAATATGATAATTTTGTTGATGTTCTGGAGTCTGATATAACAAATTGTGAAGAGGTAGAAAGTGAACAATGGTTATTAGACTCAGCAGAAATGGAGGGAAATTAAAATGACAGTATATTTTGTAACAGTCTTGATAATGTTGAATGTCCTACCTCCATTAGGTTGGATACAACATACGTTTGCTTACACTGATAAGAAATTGTGTGAGCAGTATATAAACGAATACAAAGAAGAAATTTCTTTATCTCTTAAAGCAAACTTTGGTTCTACACTAGTAGGTATCAAACAGTTTGAATGTATGACATATGAGCAAGCAATCAAACGTAATTTAGAGTTAGGACATTAAGATGCAGTGGCACTGTGGACAATGTGGCAGTCCAGATATCGAATGGATTGCTGATCTGAATGGTGCTGATCCTTATGATTACTATGTATGTCTGGATTGTAATTATGAAGATCAGAAGAATTATTTTAAGAGGAGTAAGAATAATGAAATGGATATGGAATAACATTGTGATGGATAAATTCTCTCGTCTGGTATCTAAATTAGATGGCTGGCTATGGAGAAAACGATGGGATAACTACACTAAAAGGAAAAATAAATGGAAGACATAATTAACTTAACATCTAAACAAATTAGAGGTCTTATGTATCACTTGAATGAGGCGACACATCTCCAACAGGTACATCGTCGTACCCATGATCGTGTTATCACTGAGGGTATATTGACCGGAGCAATTTGCTCTTATAATAGTCCCAACATTCCTGATTCAATTGAAGAGAAGGAAAATTAAATGAGTGTAATAGAAGGTAAAGTTTGGGGTTCTACTGAACCATTACTTCAATCCTCTGCTATAGAAATACACAGGATCAAAGTTAAGGAAGGGGGATATTGTTCACAACATGCACATCAAAGTAAGATCAATGCTTTCTATGTAATACATGGAGAATTAGAAATACAGAGATGGAAAGACTATGGTCTTTGTGATAGTACCTTGTTAAAAGCAGGTGATTTATCCATTGTCCCGGCTGGTGAGCAACATAGATTTAAAGCTCATAAATATACAGAAGCTCTAGAAATTTATTGGGTTGAGTTAAATCATAATGATATACAACGTGAAAATGTAGGAGGAATTTAACATGAACATGGTGGATTTTATAATTGATCTCTTGGTAGCAATGTTTGCCTGATGAAAATAATATTAACAACCTTGGTTATAAGTTTTCTTTTAACTTCAATAGCTAAGGCAGATGAATTTAATTGTCTGGTTGAAGCTGTCTATCATGAAGCAAGATCGGAAGACATAGTCCCTATGCTGGCTGTAGCTAATGTAATTCTTACCAGAAAAGAAAGTAGTAGCTTTCCCAATACTATATGTGAGGTAGTACATCAAGGTAAGTACTGGAAAGGAAACCCAGTAAGAGATAAATGTCAATTTAGTTATTGGTGTGATGGTAAGTCTGAAAAATTTACAGACATGTCGGGATTAATAAAAGTTATTAGTGTTGTAGAAATGTCACTGAAGGGAGTACAAATCAAGCAGACAGTGGGAGCAACGCACTATCATGCAAGCTATGTAACACCCAGATGGGCATCAAATCCTCACTTCAAGGGACTAGGACAGCTAGGTACTCATCTTTTTTACCTTGACATGTCTAATTAAATATGCTACTATATAGTATATAAGAAAGGAAACATAGTATGAAGTATATAATATTTATATTATTATTATTCTCTACTACTACTAGTATAGCTAAAGAAGGTGACATTGTAATATATAAAGATATTAATAAGGTGTTGTCTTCTCCTTCTTCATGTAAGGATACTTGGGTAGACATCACTAAAATTCTGGAAGGCAAATGTAAAAATGAAACAGACGATAAACCTTCTAAATAAACACGTCACTTTATTAAAACAACAGCTAGAAGAAAAAGAAAAAACAATAATAGAATTGCGTAAGAAATTAGCTGAGTTAAATTATAAAGATGCAAATCAGAAATGGGTAGAGTTAGATGACTAAAAATTTATGGCAGAAAGAACGACAACATTTATTCAGGGATCTTGTCAGACAATACAGTGCTGAAGGTTATACTCAGAAAGAGGCTAAGAAGCTAGCCAAGCAGGAGATAGATGAGATCATGGAAGATAAGGAAAACTTTGTAAAGAACATCTTGAGGGAGACTTATAGAGATGTCTAGATGGGAAGTAGTTCTTATAAAAGAGATGGAAAACATTGTAGTAGATACCTACACAACCAAGAGACAGGCTGAAAAAGCAATAAAAGATAGGGATAATTTGTGTCGCCATATGGGATACGAACCAGACCTCTTGTATAAAATCAAGGAGATTAAGGAGAAGCAATGAGTAAACAATGGTTGGATAGAGGGAGTTGTCCTAGCTGTGGCTCCAGTGATGGTAATGTACCACACACAGATGGACATTCATATTGTTTTAGTTGTAAGAAATATTTTAAATCAGGTATTGCAAAGGTTATTCCAATGGTTGAAAAACATTCAGGCTTTTCATACGGCTCTACGACAGGAATAATATCAGAGATTTCTGATAGAAAAATTAGTAAGGAGACAGCAAGGAAATATAATACTCAGATAAAACAGACAGGCAACAGTATCAAGTATCATATCTATCAATACTATGACAAACATGGTAACCCTGTAGCTAAAAAAATAAGGGAGGTTGAAACAAAAAGGTTCTGGTCTGAGGGGAATTTAGCTGAAGCTGGCTTGTTTGGTCAACATCTATTTAATCAAGCTGGAAAATACATTACAATCTGCGAGGGTGAGGTGGATGCTATGTCTGCCTATGAAATACTGGGGAGCAAGTGGCCCGTAGTTAGTATCAAGAATGGCGCACCTAGTGCAGAGGAAAACTGTAAAAGATCTCTGGAATATCTAAGCAAATTTGAAAATGTGGTCTTGTGTTTTGATAATGATCAGCAGGGAAAGGACGCGGCACAGAAGGTAGCACAATTGTTTGAACCCAACAAATGCAGGATCATGTCTCTGGATCTTAAAGATCCCAATGAATATCTCAAGGCCGGACAGAAGGAAAAGTTTAGTCAGGCATGGTGGAATGCCAAGACCTATACACCAGTAGGGATTATAAATCTGGCAGATCTGGGAGATAGTCTGTATGAGGAAGAGTTCTGTGAGACATGTCTTTATCCTTGGTCTAAACTGAATCATAAGACCTATGGCATGAGGACAGGGGAACTGGTGTGCTTCACCTCTGGTGCTGGCATGGGTAAGAGTAGTGTCATCAGGGAACTGATGCATTATATCATGAGTAGCACCAAGGATAACATTGGGTTGTTATGCATGGAGGAGAACACCAAGAACACAGCATTTAATATCATGTCGGTGGAAGCCAACGCTAGATTGTATATTAGGGAAGTCAGGGAGAAATATTCCAAGGAAGAGATGAGAGAATGGCAGCACAAAACTATTAACAGTAAAAGGTTTTTTGCCTTCGATCATTTTGGATCAATATCCAACGATGAAATACTGGACAGGGTAAGGTACATGGCTAAGGCTCTGGATTGTAAGTGGATATTTCTAGATCATCTCTCTATCTTGGTATCAGGGAATGAAGAGTTTGGGGATGAAAGAAAATCCATTGATGTTCTTATGACTAAGTTAAGATCTCTGGTGGAAGAGACAGGGATTGGTCTTCTACTTGTCTCTCATCTTCGCAGACCTACTGGTGATAAAGGACATGAGGATGGCAAGGAAATTAGTCTGGCTCATCTGAGGGGATCAGCAAGTATTGGTCATCTGTCCGACAGTGTGATAGCTCTGGAACGTAATCAACAGGCAGAGGATGAACAACAAGCCAACACAACTACAGTCAGGGTACTGAAGAACAGGTACTCTGGTGACACTGGCATTGCCTGTTACTTGTACTATGACAGGGACACAGGTAGAATGTCTCAGGTTGACAATCCTTTTATGGAGAATGATGATGAGTAAAATTAAATTGAATAAGAAACAATTAGATTTTATATTCTATTGGTATAACACTAGAGTAAATATGTATTATAATAATTTAAATTGGATCTATGATGATGAGGAAACTTTTCCTGATATTCCAGAAGTACAAGAAGATTATGATAGAGATCCCTACATGAATCCAGTATCAGGTGAACCAAAGTTATGGCTTCCTGAAGATTATGTTAAAGATTGGTACTTGCAAGCAATTAAAAGATGGAACTCAGGTCTTAGAACTACTCCTTTTAAACATGGTACATTACCTAATAAGTGTTATGATGTTTGTCCCGAATGTAAAGGAGAAGGAGAAGTTGAAAAACAATGGTGTGATACATGTGATGCTACTGGGTGTGTTCTTAAAAAACGAGAGGAAGTAAAAAAAATTTGTAGGTCACATCTTATGGAGGATGATGATGTCATATAGGAAAAAATATTATGAAGAAAATAAAGAAGCTATAGGAGAACATAAGAAAAAATATCATAAAGAAAATAAAGAAGCAACTCTGTGTACTGGTGCTAAAACTAGAAGTAAAAGTAAAAACATTTCTTT